ATCCGGTCCCGGCCCGATCTGGTGCTGCCCTGCATCGCCGGGGCCCCAGGGTCTGAGGCTGTCATCGCCTGCACCGGTATCGACTCCAGCTCGATTCGCGGGCGATTTTATGACAGGGCCGACGGCACCACGGCCCGCCCTGATCTTGTCATGCTGGACGACCCGCAGGACGACAGCACCGCACGGCAACCGGAGCTGGTGAAAAAGCGGTCGATCAAAATCCGCCAGGCCGTGACTGGGATGCGGGGCCCCGGCCGAAAACTTGCTATGCTCATGCCGTGCACGGTGATTGCCAAAAACGACCTCGCAGACGAATTCACTGACCGGCAGCGACGCCCCGAGTGGTCCGGCCGCCGGATCGCTGCCATGCCTTCGATGCCCGTGGACCTCGAAGCGGAGAACCCGCTGTGGCATCAATACGATGAGCTTCGCCGCGAAGACTTGGCGACGGGCGACAAGACGCGACGCAGGGCCACGGATTTCTATCTGGCCAACCAAGCGGCAATGTCTGAGGGTGCAGAAATCACGTGGCCGGAGCGTATTGAGTTGGGCTGTGTCGATGCCCTCCAGGCTCTGATGGACAAGTTTCTGTCGGACCGTCAGGCATTCCTCGCAGAGCAGCAGCAGAACCCGCAGGGAGACGAGGACGTTTCCGCGTATCTCGATTTGAACGGCATCATCAGCCGCTTCAACGGACTTCGCCGTGGGCAACTGCCGCCGTCTGGCACAATGCTCACAACTGCAATCGACGTGCAGGAACACATCTTGTACTGGCTGCAAATCCTGTGGGCTCCGGACCTCACTGGATGGATGGTGGACTGGGGCACATTCCCGAAACAACCGATCGCTGATTTCCACCACATGCAGCCGCCGCGGACAATCCACGACTGGGCACGCAAGACGTTTCCGCGGCAGGGCATGAGCTGGGAGGAGGAGCACCGCGCCGCAATTGAGCAGTGCCTGAGAGACCTGCCGCAACCGGAAGGGCCGACCATTGGCCCCACGCTCATCGATAATCGCTGGCACAAGGCTCAGCAGGTGGTTGAGTCTGTCGCAACCTCAGAGGAATTCTCGGGCGCCGTGGTCCCTGCGGGTGGCATTTTCGTGGGCGGCAATGACACGGCGATTTCGGCCCGCCGCATGAAAGACGGATCAAAGAGACCCGGCAAGGATGTTGAGTGGTACATCAAGCGGGAATCGACGACGCGAAAAATCCTGCTTTTTGACGCGAACATCTACCGCTCACAGATCCAGAAGGGACTCGCCGAAGAGCCCACAAAGCCGGGCTCGATCACTTACAACTCGCCATTCGCGGATCCAATTTTAGCCGCTCACCTTGCATCGAAAAACGTGAAGCTGACAGTGGATACGAAGCGTGAGCTCGAAGTCTGGCAAAACAAGCCGGGGCAGGATCAGGACCACTGGCTGGACTGCGCGGTTATGTGTCGCGTCGCCGCGGAGCTTGCTGGCCTCAGGATCAACGGGGCCCCGATCACGAAGCCGCAGCGCACCCGACACAAGGAATTCACACTGGCGGGCGTAAAGAAAGGCGGCAAGCGATGACCGCTCAACAACACAACCTCAACCTGCCAGACGGCTGCTGCATGTGTGGCTGCCCACAATTCACGATCATTCGTCAGTACAAGACCCGCGGATTTATCAACGCTATCTGGAAATGTACGGTCTGTTTCGCTACGAATAGAACGCAGACGCCGAACGACTATTTGCAGAAAAAGCTGGCCGCTGAGGAGGGCCAAAAGAATGACTCCAGAGGAAGCAGCAGCCGCCCCAAAAAGAAGCGTAATTGGTGGTGAGACAATTGAAGAGCACAGCCTGCAGGACCGCATCGCCTTCGAGCGATGGAAGGCCCAACAGGCTGCCGCCGAAGCCACACCCCCAGGCCGCTCAATGCTCAAACGCACCCGCCTCACACACCCGAGACCATGACCATGAACAATGCAGAAAACACGCCACGGATCACTCAGCAGCAGGCCCGACGCAGTCGCAAACGGAGGCTGGCGATTCAGCAAATCGACCCGCAGCGAGTCAACCTCAACGCGGCTTTTGACTACGCTGAATCCAGCCCCGAGCTGAACGAGCTGTTCGGCCGCGCATTGCACGAATCCGGCCTTACATCATTTGACCGGCAAACCCGCCGAACGCTGGTGGACCGCTCGCGATACGAAATTCTCCAGGCGAACGAGTGGTTCAACGGCGCCGCACGTCAGGCCGTCAACTGGGTTATCGGACGCGGCCCGTTCCTCGAAGTGAAACTGGAAGGCAACAGCCCGGCCGCTCGACAAGTGGAACGCCTGTTCAACGCGTGGTTCAAGTCAATCAACGGCGCCCGAAAAATGCGAGTCATGGCATGGGCCAAAATCACCGACGGTACCGGCTTTGCCATGATCACAAATCGGGCAGTGCCGGAATCCACCACGCCGCAGATTTCGCTGAATTTCGTGCCGTTTGAGGAGGAGCAAATCACTGCCCCTGTCGGCTCAATCACCGGCGAAAAGTGGAACACTCGATACCTGCTCGACGGGATCGAGTTGGACTCGCAGGGCGACCCAGTCCTCTACCACATTCTGCCCGCACATCCGGCCGACGAATTCTCGATGACCACGACGCCGATTTCGGCAGAGTATGTGATTTCGGTCTGGCAGTGGGTCAGACCGTCGCAGAAACGCGGATATCCGGAACTGGCCACATCGATCGGCAAAGGCCCGATGATGCGGGTCTATGACCGCGCTGTCATTGACTCCGCCGCCACCGCTGCGAAACACACCGTCCTCATCGAAACCGCTGTGGACCGCTTTGAGGATGGGGAGGTCGCTTACGATCCAGTGGACCCAGATGTTCAGATGCAAATCGGCTACGGGATGCAGACATTCTTGCCGGCCGGTCACAAAGCGACGCAGTTGAAGCCGGAGCAGCCCACCGCCTCGCATGACAAATTCACTCGCACAAACGTTGCAGCTGCAGCCCGACCGCTGGGGCAGCCTGCACAAATCGCAACCGGGGACGCAAGCGGAATGAACTTCGCCGGTGGGCAACTGGGCCGCCAAGATTACGAGCTTGACGTCGACGTTCAGCGGCAGGATTGGGAACTGCACTGCCTGGACAAACTCCTGAAGCACTTCCTGGAAGAAGCTGTTTTGCTGGGACTCATTCCCGCTGCTGTGGCCGCTCAGGCTCTTGACTCGCATGAATGGAGATGGACGCGCAGGCGGCACCAAGACACCAACCGCGAATACGCCGGAAGGCAGAAGGCTTGCCAGTCTGGGCTCACGTCACCTGCGTTCTGGCAAGAAGACGACGGGGTGGACCCGGAGGAAGAAGACCTCGCCGCCGCCCGGTCCTACGGAATCACGGTTGAGCAATTTCGGGAGGCTCGATTTCGCACTTTGTTTCCCGAAGCATCAATGGCAATTCTCGGACCGGGCCGTGGCACGTCACCGACTCCCGGCCGTCCTCCAGGAGATCCGCAAAATGACTAAGCCGATCACACTCAATGCTGCAAGTCCGATTACCTTTCCCCTGTTCGGGGGCCGCGCGGTTCTCGAAGCTGCCACGGGAAAGGACAAGGTCCGCAAATTCAAACTGCTCGCCTACACCGGTGGCAAGGCTTATTTGCCAACCATGTCTCAGCCTGTCGTGTTCGACCTGTCAACGCTTCGCATCGTCGATGGAATGCCGGTCCCGGCGCTGCTCGATCACGACAATACGAAGCCTGTGGGTCACACTGAAGGGATTCAGATTGGACCTGACACCATTACCGGCTATGCAATCACGAGCGCGGAAACACCATCGCGCGATCAGGTGATTATGTCAGCCGCGAACGGATTTGAGTGGCAGTTATCCGTTGGCGTTGTCGCCGATCGGAACGACATCCAATCAATCCCGGAAGGCACCACATTACAAATCAATGGACAAACGTTGACAGGTCCATTCTTCCTCGCTAGGAATGGCGAGCTAAGGGAGATCACTTTTACTGCCACTGGCGCGGATGCCGGTGGCGCCGTCGCCCGCCTCGCCGCAAGTTTCGGCCAAGGAGCACAAATGACTTTCACTCAGTATCTGAAGAGTCTCGGCCTCACTCTGGCGAGTCTCACCGATGCGGCAATCGCTGCTCTGAAGCAGCAGTGGCTGGCCGCACATCCCGGCGCGGAAGACGACTCCGCCGCCGCACAGCAGACCACGAATCAGGATGCTGCTGCCAACACTCAGGCAGCAACTGGTACTCAGGCTGCAACCACCGCAGACACTCAGCAGCCCGCTCAGCAGCCCGCTCAGAGTCAGGCTCAGGCAACTGCACAGCAGCCCGTCGCGCCTGCTCTCACTGACATCGAGCGTCAGGCGGCGGAAGCTGCTCAGCGAGTCCAGGCACTCACCAACTTGAACGCCTCACTGGGCAATCCGGAAGTGACCATTGGTGGGCAGCGAGTCAGCCTGCTGGCGCACGCAATCGCAAACCGCTGGACCGTTGAACGGATGGAGCTGGAAGGCCTCCGCCAGCGACGCCCTGAAGCCCCGCGAACCACCGGCGGTGGTGCCAACGGTCAGCCGCAGGGCAGCCGCGAAGTCATGCAGGCAGCACTTGCAGCCGCATTCGCTTACCGCCTCGGAGTGGCTCCGGATCACGCCTGCTACGTCGACCGCACCTCACGCCAGATGCAGCGACTCAACGCCAGCATGACGCGCCCGGTCAATGACCCGCTGCGTCAGCAGGCGATGGAGCAGGCCGACCGCCTCGCCAATCACTCGATGGTTGACCTGTTCGCCGCTGCCGCTCGACTCAATGGCATCGACCTGTCACAGATGGGCCGGCCGTCCAGCGAAGAGTGGCTCCGAGCTGCATTCAGTTCCGCTTCGATCATGGACATGTACACGCAGGCCGTCAACGCTCGCGTGATGGCCAGCTACGTCGAGCAGACATCCCAGCTGATGGAGCTGGTGATGGAGTCCGACGTTCCAAACTTCATGCTCAACGAGCGGAAGCAAATGGAGCTGCAGGGCGGGACGCCGCGACGTCTTCCCAATCAGGGCGTGGCGAAAGATATCACGCTTTCCGCAACCGGCGAAGAGGTCCGCGCCTACATGTACGCCGATCGGTTCCAGTTCTCTGAGCAGGACCTGATCGACGAACGCTTTGACTCGCTCCGCTCAGCTGGTGACGTCATGGGTCAGCGGTCCCGCCGCCTGCTCTATGACTTGATCGCCTACGTGCTCATCGCCAACCCGACGATGAAGAACGGCAGAGCGTTTTTCAACGCCACTGACGGGAACCTGCGGACCACCTCGGCACTCAGCCGAACCAATCTGCTGGCCGCTCTCACCGCCTTCGAGACGCAGGCGGAAAACGGCGTGAATGTGGACGTGCAGCCGACCCGGCTGATCGTCTCTCGCGCCAACCGTTTCACGGCTGCAGAACTGCTCAGCCCAACCGCGCTGATCACCGGCGAGAACGCCACCCGCACCTCGCTCAACGTGCTGGCTGGTCAGATTGGCGGGGTCCTGTCAGATGCTCGCATCGACAACGGATTTCCCGATCCGCTCTCCACTGACGACGTGCCGGCAACTGTTGCTGGCGTGCCAACCTCCTGGTGGATCGCTGACACCCGCCAGCCGTCAATTGAGCTGGTTTACGTCGCTGGCCTCGGACGTGCTCCCCGCATGCGGACGGGCACGCTGGGCAACGGTCAATTCGGATTCTGGTATGACTGCTCAATGGCTGCAGGCATCGCCCCGATCCGTCGCAAGTCCATCCAACGCAACAACGCCTGAGAACCCATTCCATGCCACTCGCACTTGTCACACGGCGATTCATCGACGACGGCCTTCACGAGGCTGGCGACATTGTCGAGCTGACGCCGGATCGGTTCGAGTCTCTTCAACTGCAGGGGCTGGTCACACCGGCCCCGCAGCCTGAGGAAACCGAGACACCTCCTCCCCCTGAATCCAATCGCAAAGGTAAGCGCTGATGCCAGCAGCAACCGTACACGGTGAATATTCGATTGTTGAAAACGTGACCGCCGCACGTGAAGTGCAAAGCGGACACCTGCACCTCTGCCCTGATGGCCGTGTGGGCTATTACGGCGGCACTCAGACGGTCGCCTCAGGCGCGGTTATTCCGTCGCTTGAGACTGAGATCGTCCTGAAAATTGAAGCCGGGAACTTCGCGGCAATTGCTGCAGGCCAGCCCGCCAACTTCAATTTCACAACCCAGAAACTTGTCCTCAGCGGCGGGACCAACATCGGGACCTACGTGAAGAACAAGGCTCTCAACGCGACCCACGGAATCGTCTGCCTGAACAACGCCGGGCAGCCGCTCAACACCGCTCAGGTGCCGACGACTACAACCGCCGCTCCCTGATCTGTGATTCCTCAATAACCTCGCACAGGTTGCAGAGCAGGACGCCTGCAACCTGTTTTTCTATCACGGCATGACATGACTCGACGACTCGAAGCGGCCCAACACGTGAGGAGCAGAACGCGGCAAGTCGCCGGCGTTACTGGCACCATCACACGTGGCACTGAGACGATCGTCGAAGACATCACCATCGTCAAAATCTCTGCCCTGCGATACATGCAACAGATGGGCGGTGAGTTCGCAATTGACAGCCAGGAACATGTTTGGCTCATCGGCGAAGACGCCTGCCCCGAAGATATTGAGCTGGGCGATTTGCTCACCGTCAATGAGATCGACTACCGCTTTTGCGAGTCTGCGAGCACCGGCCGACATTGGCAATGGTGGGACGCAGAGCAGACGGCGAAAGTCTATGTGACGAGGGTCTGGCAGTGAGTCAGATGCCAACTCAATTCGCTGTTCGGATGACCGTAAAGCAGGCCAAAAAGCTGTTTCTCGATCGTCCCGCAGTCATCAACCGACTGGACAAGGTCGCCCGTCGTCGCCTCGCGATTTTCGGTGGCTACACCATGCGGACGGCGCGCAACTCCATTAAGCCTTCGCGTGATATGCGGGTCGATGAATTGCCGGCAGATATCAAGGAGTTGCTCGGCGAAGCCGCACAGCCACAATCGACAAAACGCGACGTTCGCGGGCGATTCGTGGCAGGTGCGAAAAAGGCTCAGGAGCTCTCACTGCGTGAGCTGGTGGCACCATGGCCGCAGACTTCCGGGGCCCCGGGCAAGCCGCCTCAGTACACGCTGAACTACACCTACAGCGGCAAGAAGTTCAGCCGCTTCAAGGACCTCATCATTTTCATCGTCGAACCGAATCTCGCCTCGGTTGTAATCGGCCCCGTCATTTTCCAGCGCTCTGATATTCCAGGCATCCTTGAAGAGGGTGGAATGTCGAGCGCCTACGTTCCGCAGTGGTTCAAGTTGTCGGACGGCAAAGTCCGGGCAAACTTCACCAAAAAGCCGAAGCGAATCAAAGCTCATCCGTACATGTCGCCAGCCTTCGATACCGCCCTTGATCGTCAAGTTCCTCGCATCTTCCGGGAGATCTTCTAAATGGGATACAAGCACGGCTTACGCAACAAGCTGTACGTCAGCTCCACGCTGCACATGGCTGGAACGTCGATCACGTGGTCTGAATTGGACCTTGCCGAATCGGTGGGCAATGAGGACAGCCGATCAGAGGCTGAAGTGGTCAACCGCCGCGGTGATTTCGTCCTCTACGGCACCGGCAAACGCACCGTGACCTACACGGTGCCGTGCACCTATGACCCGGCCGACGCCGCTCAGGCAATCCTCTGGACCGCATACCGCAACGGAACGCCTGTTGCGATTGCCGACATGGATGGCGCCATCAACGTCAACGGCACCAAAGGGATGTTCATCGATTGCGTTGTTGTCAGCGCGCCAAAGCCTCAGGACCTCGCCGCCTTCGACTCAGTTGAGTTCGGCCTGAAGCCTGCCGCTGTCTCCACATTCACGCCAACCTACACCACGATTTCGGGCGCGACGACCACAACCGCCGCACCGTGATTTTCACTCCATCTTCTCTGACTCATTCGGGAGAGTTCAGTGAGTGACAAAGCACCAGTTCCGCACTATCTTCGCAACTCAGATGGGACTCTCATAAAGTTCTATCCAGTTCCCTTTATGACGCTCCCTGAGGCCCGCGTAGCAGGCCCTGAGCGGATGGCGGACCCCAATTTTGTGCAGGCACGAATCGACGCCGCACTGAAGGCCGCTGCCGCTCCGGCGGAGGAGGGTGAAGGCTGATGCCCCAGGTTACCCTGAGTTTCGGCCGGACGCTGCAGTGTGAGGCGACGCTGGGGCTTTTGAGGCGCATCAAGCGGGTCCATAATGTGGACCTACTCGGCGCGGACTCGAAGGCCTTCAGCGATTTTCTTTCGTCGTCTGCTGTCTGTTGGCCGGTTGTTTGCGAGTTCTTCAATGTCCGCGATATTGAGGATCAGGAGCAACTCGCAGAGCAGGCTATCGGATCCGATGTTGCCGCACTGATTCGCGGGGCGACTGAGGCGCTACACGATTTTTTCCAATCGTGCGGCGAGCCGGACAAGGCCGCCGCACTGACGAAGAGTTTGAGGACGATTCAGTCCGCTCGAACGGCTCTCGCTCAAAAAATCAGCGAGACCGATCTGGAGAATCAGGTAGCGAAGGAGATGCTGGCCCTGAACCTGATGCCGGAGATCCCTGGGAACTGATCTGGGCCGCGGCTGGTCGCCTCGGCATGAATCCCGATCCTTACACCTGGCGGGAGCTGGACCTGATGGACCAATCCCGCCGGTGTGAGGAATGGGAAAAGGCCGCTTCGATCATGGCTGCAGTGGTCAACTCTCAGCGGACCAAAAACCCAATTGATCCCGCGAAACTCAACCCGTACAGACAGCGCCGCAAAGCAAAGAAAAAACGCCCTGAGGTTTCCCCGCTCTTAAGATGGCTGTGAGGTTTACATGGCATCAAGTCGATCAGTTCGAGCGGGGCGAGCGTTCGTCGAATTCTTCCTCGAAGACAACCCACTAAAACGTGGGCTGTCGGTTGCCGAAAGACGCCTCAGGCAGTTCGGGGCCAACGTTCAACGCATCGGCTCGAAGGCCTTCGCTGCTGGCTTTGGTGGGCTTGCTGCAACCGTGCTGCCAGTCTCCCAGCTGATCGCGTTCGATGATGCCATTCGCATGACTGGTGCGGTCTCACAAGCCACTGGTGCACAGCTTGAGCAGATGCGGAACACAGCGCTGGAGCTGGGCCGCACAACATCATTCACTGCTGCGCAGGTCGCTCAATTGATGGGCGAACTAGGCAAAGCTGGTTTCAGTCCGGACGAAATCGATGCGATGACGGCCGCGGTCCTGAACCTGTCCCGGGCATCGGGCACTGATGCTGTGATGGCCTCGGGAATCATGGCTGCGACGCTCCGCCAGTTTTCGCTCGGAGCCGAACACGCGACGCGCGTTGCAGACGTGATGACGCTGGCGGCAAACGCGACGTTCAATTCCGTTGAACAGCTGGGCGAGGCGCTCAGTTACGCGGGGCCGGTTGCTGCTGATCTTGGCATGTCGCTTGAGGACACCGTCGCAATCCTCGGCACGTTGGGAAATGTTGGCATTCAGGGTAGCAATGCAGGTACAGCACTCCGCCGCCTCGGCACGATCACAGCTGCGGAAGCGGACAAAATGCGGGAGCTGTTTGGCGTCGAGTTTCTCGATGCTGCTGGCAACATCCGGCCGCTTGTCACTGTGATGGGGGAGCTGGCCGCCGCCACCAATACCCTGCCAACTGGTGAGCGAGTGGCGAAGATGAATGAGGCCTTCGGGCTGCTGGGCATTACCGGGGCGACAGTCATCGCAAACACCGCAGCGGACACGGCGAAGCTTGCCAAAGAGCTGCAGAACGCTGGTGGCGTGGCACAGAAAACCTCAGAGCAGATGGACGCCGGTCCTGGTGGCGTCTGGCGTCGATTCACTTCAGCGCTTGAGGGTGCCGGCATTGCAATCGGCGAGGCTCTCGCACCAATGCTGGACCAGTTTGGGACCTGGATCACGGAGACCGTCGGCAAGGTCACAACATGGATTGCCGCGAATCAGCATCTGGTAGTGTCGCTGGTCAAATTCTTCGCTGCACTTGCCGCCGGATCCGTGGTTCTGATCGCCGTGGCGAAGGTGATGGCCGCGCTGTCTGTTGTCGCCGGAGTCCTCGGGGCTGTTGTGGGCGCGATGATGTCGCCGTGGATCGCCATTCCCGCGATTCTGGCCGCTGCCACCGCCGCGATTCTCTACTCAACTGGGGCGCTCGAGTCTCTCGCCTCAGCAATCAAGAGCGATTTTGAGCCAGCCTGGCACTCCATGGTTGCTTTGATCAAGGCCGGTGATTTTGAATCCGCGATGAAGCTTGCATGGGTCGGGATTAAATCGGCTGTGCAGATGGGCTTCATCGAGACCCGCGCGTTCTTCAATGAGGGCTTGATTCTACTCGAAGAAACCTGGATGCAATTTTGGGACATGGCTTCAAGCGGGCCGGCCGAACTGTTCGCCGAAATCCGCGACGGGCTCCAGGCGACTGTAGACTGGGGCAACAGGCTGATCGGCCGCGACGTCCCCAATCGCAAAACGCACGTCGAGCGAATGGCAGAAGAGCAGCGGACACGCGAAGAGGCTCGGCAGGAAGAATATCAGCAGCAGCGTGAGGCGTATAACCGCGAAATGGACGCCGTCAGGCAGGAGCTGGCAAACGCTGTCACCGCAGCTGATGCACGGGCCGCGGAAATCAAGGCACAGGAAGCCGCCGCCGCGGAGAAACGCAAGGCTGACGCGGAAGCCCGTGAAGCTGCCGCGAAAGCCGAACGCGATGCACTGATGGCACAGATGCAGGCTGCAGGTCAGGCACCACCTGGGCAACAACTCGCGAAGACCTTACAGAAGGGCGTGGCGGAAACTGGCCGCGCTCAAACGCACGGCATCGAAGCGGTCTCCAAAAACACCATCGAAGGCCAACGTGCAATTTATGAAGCACTGGACCAACGCACGCCGGTCGAAGATACTACTGCAGCGGTCAAGCAGCTTGAAGGCACGCTCGAAGACGAGTTTGAAAAAACCCGTCGCGAGAACAGGCAGAATCCAACAATCAGAGGAAGCCGTAAGTGAGCACAAACCCGGCAAATCTCTGGAGACGCGAGCACGCAAAAGCCCGAGACGGGGAACTGTCTTTTCCTCAGTCCGGGCTTCCGGAGCGTCGCGTAACTGAGACGTGGAATCTCATCTGTCTGGTCGGCGAGGCTGACATGACGGAAGACCTCGCCGTCTCCATTTGGCCCGACTTTTCGCCTGGTGTTTATCGCGGTGACGGGTACTACATCGAGCGTTTGCAGATCAAGCAAATCGGCGACTCAGAACATTGTCAGGCGGTCCTCGAATTGGTGTTCACTGCGGGGCCGAATCGTGAGGGATCCTCGAAGGATCCAAACCCACTTCGCCGCCCGATTGAGTGGGAAGTAGACACCGATTTTCAGGAGGCTCCGGCGGAAGTCGACGGCGAAGGAAACCAGCTGGTAAACACCGCTGGTGAGCAGATTATCGGGCTGGTGAAGAATGATCCAATCCTGATTTTTTCCGCCGTTCGTTACATCACCAATATCCCGCAATGGCTGGGGCAGTTCGCGGTTGAATGCGTCAACTCTGACCCGGTTGATTTGGATGGCTTCATCGCCGCGCCTGAAACGCTGAAAATGCGTGGCGTCCGTTTGTCTCTGCCTCAGTATACTGAGATCGACGGCCGCGAAATTCGTTACCGCGAATTGCCGCTGACATTCCATTACAAAGAGACGACTTGGCGGGAACAGTACCTCAATCAGGGCATGACGGAATACTTTGCGCCAAAGCCGATTTACGAAGTTTTTCCAGTCTTCGGCTCACGCCTGATCGGCTACACGCAAGCCATCCGCCGCCCTTGCCTGGACAGCACCGGGAAGCCAGTGGAAAAGCCGGTCCCGCTGAACAAAGATGGGCAGCAAATCCGCGAATATAAGAACGTGGCACCGCCCGGCCAAACGCCTCAGTTTGAATGGGTGCTTAAAGAGTTGCTCGACAAATCAGACCTTCATTTTGTCGAATACCTGATTCCAAAAAAACTTGATTTCAACCTTCTGCTGACATAAGGAACTGGCCACGATGGCAATCAATAAATTCAGGGGCGATGCGACACCGGCTCAGAAAATTCTGCGACTGATTTCGCCAGGCGGAAGCGGCATAGTGCAGGCTGAAATTCGCTGTGGCACTCGCGTTTTCACATTCCCTGAATGGAACGCTGCGGGCATCGTCAGCACCTTGAACAACTCTGGCGTGCCTGAGTTTGCCAGCATCGCATTTACCGCGGACATCTCCGGCGACGTGATTGCCACCGGGCCGCTCGATGAAGATTTTCAGATCAGCCTGACCTACCGGCCGACGGTAACCGTGACCAACGAAACCGGAGTCACCCCGCAAAATCAAATCACTGAGTTGGATTTTGCAGGCGCCCGTGCTGGCACTTACACGCTGACCATCAACGGGCTGACGACCGGGGCAATCACATATGGAGACCCAACCGACCTCATCAGCAAAATCAACGCCCTGAGTGGATGGACTGCCGGGGATGCAATCGTTCGCTCACAGTCGCCCAATGCCGTGCTGATCGAGTTTACGGGGACGCTGGCCGCCACGCCGGTCTCTGTTGTGATGGACGCGACCAATCTCCGCAACGGCACCACAATTTTCATCGACCAGAAGCGAGCATATACACCCGGGCCGCATGATGTTTGGATGCTGGGCATTGAGCAAAACGACATCATCACGCTCACCATCGACGGCAACTCAGCATCACTGCGGAGCGACGCGGGACTGGAGGAAACGCGGCAGTTGGTTAAGTCGCTCGCAACCAACGCCGTCGAAGTCTACGGTGGATTTCTGGCGTCTGGCGCGGGCATCGCTCGCAGTCATTACATTCTCGACTTCGCGGGTTACAGTGCTTCCAGCAGGCCGACGATCAGCATCACATCCGGTGGCGGATCGGCTCTTAAAATCCTGAACAATCCGACAACCGCGCTTCTGACAACATCGGCATTTGCAATCAATGAAAGCAGCGCCGG